TCAAAGAGAAGCACGAACAATATTTGACATAATATACAGACTATGCGCGCTCGCAACGTTCAAGTCATTGATATTAATCGGTTTTGCCCGAACCGTCGCCGGCGTCAGTGCCACTGCTAGCACCATCGCCCCGATCACCGTAGTGACCGGGGACAGTCTGTCCCACACCACACTCCACGCCTTTTTCGCTTCAGGACTTTCCGCGCCTTCTGTGCGTACTAGCACTGCGATTGCCGGGTCTGCCTGAGCTAGGCTTATCAGCGCCATCAAGTGGTCATCCTTGATCGGCTTTCCCTTGCGCCACAGCGATATTGCGCTTGGCGACACGTCGAGATGCTTCGCCAGCTGGCGGTCTGACGGCTCATTACACGCTTTAAGCGCCGTGTCAAGCAATTTATTTATCGTCTGCATATCGAGTTTTACTTGACATGGGTGTCGAGTTTTAGTTTATATGTACCCCGTGACGAGTGGTACTCGACACCCCATCCCCCGGCCCCGCCCGGTGCCGGCTGGGTGGGTTCTACCGGGCACCGGGCAGGGGGTAACACCATGAAAGACTTTCTTAAGTTCGTCGCCGGTGGTTGGGCGTTTGGCGCTGTCGTCTCCGCGCTGATCGTCGCTTATCACTACCTCGCATCTCCCTGGGATGACGTTGCAGCGGTTTTCCTGTGCGCAACGGGCGTAGGCGTGATCGCTTATCTCGCTCAATTTATTTCGCCTGGTGAGTTCTGATGGCCAGGTCAACCGACACCGAACGCGGCGCACGCATTGCGCTCGACTACGTTGAATCAAAGCTTATTCAACGCGATCTATTCCCAAGCCGCCGCGCGCCGTCTTTAAAGTTCTGGCGCGAAATAAAGCATGTGGCGATGGAACACCTTGCTGAATGCAAGGCATTACGCGAGGCCCGCGCATGAATTCGGGCGACTTGAGATTCTGGCAGCTGATCGAGCTGAAAAAGATAGCCGAAACCGACGACGAACGCGCCGAGCTAGACCGACTGATAGAGGAACGCATCAGGTGGGTAGGCTCGGGGCAGGGCGATGAGCCATGAAGACGCAGCCGTCCAGGCTAGCCCATTACCCGAACAGCCCCTGCTATCAGTGCGGGGGAGCTCAATTTCAGACGCTGAATGCTCTGGATGGGCGTCTGAAGGTGTGCTGCGACTGCGGCGTTCTGATCTCGAAGCAGGCGGATATTCGCAGCTCCTACAGCGCATGCAGTGGCAACAGTTCTGGACGCTCACATTCCGAATCGAAGAAGCCGGCCGTACTGGTGGTGTCCACGAGGAAAAGGCTGATAAAGCGTTCCGATATTTCGTCAGCTGCATCAACAAAGAGCTCTATAGCGCTCGATGGGCGCAGCGGTGGCATCGCGGTATTCAGTGGGCGCGGGGGCAAGAGTTCCACAAAGACGGCCGATTGCATTTCCACGCCGTTACAGCTGCACCTACCGATGACTTGAACCGGCTAATGAGCCGCTACGACTGGCATGAGTTTTGGTTTAAGGAATTCGGACGTAATCGCATAGAAGCACCACGCAGCCAGCTGGATATAACCGGCTACGTGTCGAAGTACGTGAGCAAAGGGGGAGTGGTCGATTTGTCGAAGAATTTCGGGGCGTGGGAGCCTCCGCCGATCGACTACACCCGAAGGCCTGCGCAGGCTGAGTTCGAGCAAACGACGCGCAGGGGAAGCATCGATGCATTGAACCGGGGTGTAGGGGCAGGGCCCCTACGGACTGGTCAACGAAACCGCCGGTGATCCTTCACCGGGACATGCAGTACCGCCCCCGGTCTGGGAGGCACCGAAGCCGCAGCCTGTTCGCCTACGAGCAACCAGCACGGCAACGTCAGGAATCCACCCCTGAAGACCCGCTTTGATCGCAAGCACAGCAACACGCGATCCGGTTGGCAGACACCGCAAGCCTGCCCCATGTGGACTGACGGTACCCGACGCACGTGGCTTTCGCTAAGGCTCATCCACCCCCCGGCGACGGGGGTAAGGGGGGCCTTAGCTTGACCCCACAGTACCGCCCGAATTTCGCAGTAACCCAACCGACGCAAGCCCAACCAACAGAGAGAACGAAGACCATGAGCAACGCACCGAAGATCACGATCAACAGCGCCGTCGAAACCCGCACCGTCACCACCTCCAAGGGCATGCCGAAGGCCATTTACAGCCAGCGCGCCACGCTCGAAACCGAAGCGATGCGCATCCAGATCGAAGTCGAATGCGACGGTCCGGACAAGGGCTACGCGGTCGGCACGGTCAAGGAATGGGATTTGGTCACCGATCTGGTGCCGGGCCGTTTCGGTGTCGAACTGGCGCGCCGCATGACTCTGGTCGATCCGCAGGCCGGCAAGCCTGCTCAGCGGCAGGCACCGTAAGGCAGGCGGGCAGGGAGGCTAGGCAATGGCAAAGGTCCTGACCTGCACGCAATACAACGATTCAACGCAGCAATGCGAGGTCCAAGCCTGGATTGATCAATCGGATTGGACGACACCACTTCCCACCATCGAACAGGCCGCGATGGTGGGCGGCGCTTACTTCATCGGCCTGATGACCCTTGCAGTCATTAAAGGACTGCTCAACCCAAAATCAATAGAGGAATAGCATCAATGGAAAAGAACATTTCGACCGTTGTCACCAAGGCTAAGTCGGCTGTCAGCAACGCCAAGACCGCCGCAATTCTGGGTAGCACTGCCTTGATGGCCATGCCCGGTTTCGCCTTCGCGTCCGGTGGCGGCGGCGACTTCGACGGCACCGCAATCATCGGCAAGGTGACTACCTATACCGCCATCGGCGTGACCATTCTGGCCGCCTTCGCGCTCGGTCGTTGGACGCTTCGCGCACTCGGTCTGATCGGCGGCAAGTGAGCCAATCAGCGGCATAGCAGGGGAGGGGAAACCCTCCCTTTTTCAATGGGGGATAAATCCCCCATTGAAAAAGGGAGGGTTTCCCCTCCCCTGCTATGCGACTGATTGGCTCACTTACCGCCGATCAGGCCGAGTGCGCGAAGCGTCCAACGACCGAGCGCGAACGCTGCCAGAATGGTCACGCCGATGGCGGTATACGTGACAACCTTGCTGACGATTGCGGTGCCGTCGAAGTCGCCGCCGCCGGAGGCGAACGCGAAGCCGGGCATCGCCATGAGCGCGGTGCTGCCAACCAATGCGGCGGTCTTGGCGTTGGACGCAGCGGACTTGGCCTTGGTGACGATGGTGGAGATGTTCTTGTGCATTGACGCTATTCCTCTATGGATTTTGGGTTGAGCAGTCCTTTGACGACTGCCAGTGACATCAGGCCGATGAAGTAAGCTCCGCCCACCATCGCGGCCTGTTCAATAGTGGGAAGTGGTGTCGTCCAGTCGGATTGATCAATCCAGGCTTGGACCTCGCATTGCTGCGTTGAATCGTTGTATTGCGTGCAGGTCAGGACCTTTGCCATTGCTCAGAATCCCTGCTCTCATGCATCTGGGTTAGGAGACACGTGCAGCAGGCTGCGCAGCTTTGGCGGTTGCATCAGGGATCAGCCGGATGCGACGGCCGAATTCCAGGCCGCCGTATTTGTTGTTCTGCATCGACTTGGGATCGATGACGTAGAAACCTTCGCCATACGGCGCTTGATCCTCATCAAGGCTGATGGTGAACGGCAGCGGGAAATCGCCCTCGCGCAACACGGCGGCGGTCTGCTCGCGGAAATGCGTTGCTGGCTTACCATCGCGAGCCGGAAACGAACGGATGGCGACAGCGGAACTCATGATCTGAACTTTCATAGTGGGACTACCTTCCAGGCGAATGTCCGGCCGAAGATGAATGTGACTTTCCACGGAGACGGCCAGAACTCTCCGGTAAGCCTGTCGAACCAACCGCCCTTTGCTTTGCGGATATCCGCTTCCCCGCCGAGAGCTTCACGCGCGTCTTTCGGGGCCTTCCACCAGCGCAACTCGCGCTTGGATTCGGTATCGAGTCCACCAATGCCATGTGTGCGGAAGCCTTTGGGAAAAGCTCCAGCTGTAAGGGCAGTGAACTTGCTCGCGTATTTCGCGAGATAGCCGACGCAGTTTCGGGCTTTCTCAATTTGCGTTGTGCCATGTGGCCACCAACCGCGTTGATCGACTTTGCCGAAATACATGCCAGTGGGAACCCACAGCATCACGTGGTAGTGCGGACGGAATCGCTGGGTGAGTTCTCCGACCCATACGTAACGAAAGCTTTCACGGTTCCACCGTGCGCGCCCAGATTTAAGGCGATTGAAGTGGCCGCGCATGCGTTTAAATAGTTCGCTAACGTCACGAGGGCTGCTGTCGCTTCCATCACGGTAGGTGAGCGTGAGGAAATACCACGCACCCCGGAAGGAGCCTTTTTTTCGCTTCCTGGTCATGCAGACGTGCTCCGGTAATCACGGACTTACGCAGCCGTTGCGCCCGCGCTTGCAGCGGGTCGATTTCGATGGTCACGGTGCCTGTAGTAGAGGCCCGCGTGTCACTTGTTTTGTAATGGACAAGCCCAAGGGCCAGCGCTGCGCGCTGGCCCTCAGCGGTCAATGCGATCGGATGGGCAGCGTCGAACTCACGCACGCTCGTACCCACCACGCGCTTGTTCTTTTGGATCTTCTCTGCGGCAATTTCGGTGCGGCGCGTCGCGGCCTGCATGACGCCCACAGATGCATCGAACGCGGACAACTCACGCGATTGCGTGGGCTGTTCATGCATGCGGATGCGTGCGTTCTTCGAGGTGCATGCAACGCACAAACCGCCTGGGAAAAAGTAGGCAGTGGTGTCGCCACAGAACGAGCAGGTGCCATCAGCCACGATAGAACTCCATGGCAGCGTCACGTGCATCAGCAGCATCGGTGCGCGATGCAAAATAGCTCTGTTCAACAGCGTTGCCGTTGACGACGATGGTCAAGACGTAAATGCGGGGGCCGCCCTGCACTCGAGCTGGCGCAATCATCCATGCAACAGATCGAGACTCAGCCACGACGCACCTCGCGATATGCGATAGCGACCAATGCGGCTTGCTCAATTTGAGCAACCATCGCGTCGTGCTTGCGATCAAGACACCAACAGATCACAGCGACGATTGCGTACCCGGTGAGCACGCAGATCGACACGAGAATGTGCAGCGCCAAAAGCTGGCCCAGGATCGAATATGGATGCACGGTGTAGCCCCCTCCCCTGCCCCTTGACGCGGACCCCGGAGGGGAGCCGGGGGTGCGCGGTGCTTAGGGTTGCCTAAGCACGGGAGCATGTATAGTTTTCACTGTCCTCTCTGTCAAGAAAAACCTGTCATGGACCATGTAAATAATTTGCTTGACACCGTGCGCAAGTCGTGCGCCATACCGTCAGACAACATGTTGAGCAAAAAAATTGGAGTGACGCGGGCGCTGATAAGCGGCTGGCGCGTTGGCCGGTACCCGGTTCCTGACGCACGAATTGCAGAGCTATGCGCTATGGCACATCTGGATGGCGGCGAATGGATGGCGAAAATTCACGCCGAAGCAGCGGCATCGCCGGCTGAAAAAGCGCTATGGCGATCAGTGTTGGACAGGCTAAGCGCGGCCGCCGCGGTGGTCGCGCTGCTGGTCCTGGCGGTACACACAGGGGCGCATGAGGCGCTGCTAGCGGCCCTCTCGCCGGTAGCCGTTACCCACCCTCTATACATTATGCGAAATTGGCCGTGTTGACGCTCCTGTGCGCCCTGGCGGCCTATCACTGCTGGTCCCTCCACAGGAAGCGGACCGGACAATGACGCTTGATTGCCGCGCAGGAAATGCCCCCGTTCCCGCAGGCATACACCCCATTTGCCGCGGACATACGCCGCACATTTCTCGGAGCCTGGACAAGTCGCCACAGCTTTGATGGAACGACGGAAAAAACGCCCCGGAGTTGACCAGAACAACCGCCAGTACTGAAATCTGGACCTTAAGTTCCAGTTCCTGCAGCTCTGGACCTGGTTCATCAGCGAGCTTCTATCGCTTCGCGGCGGCTTCGATCGCAGCGTGTGCGCGCCATCACTTGGTCGTGCGAAATCGTCGGCCGCGTGTCGGCCACGGCGCGCTCGATCTTCGCCCGGAACTACCAGTCGTAGTCCTCGGCGGCTTCGGTCGACTCAAATTCGGAAACAGGTGGTCGAGTGATACGCCCAGGGTTCCGTAGACACTCAAGACCCTCGTTGCGCGTAGCGCCGTTCAAACTCTACAGGGGACAGGTCGCCAGTTGAACCATGACGGCGTTGTGGGTTGTAGAACATCTCGATGTAGTCGAACACCTCGGCGCGTGCGGCGTCCTTGGTGGGGTAGATCCGCCGCCTGATCCGCTCGCGTTTGAGCAGACCAAAGAAGCTCTCCACCGGTGCGTTGTGCCCCAAGGGCAGGCTTCGCGCTCGTGGCAGTTGCCACGCCGACTCATGCTGCACACCAAGCCATGGGACGCCAGGAAACTGCGCCAGTCATCGCTGGTGTAGACAGACCCCTGGTCCGAATGAACCAGGCAACCAGCGCTGGGTTTGCGCCGCCACACCGCCGACAGCAAGGCCTGCACGACCAACTCGGTATCGGCTCGATCGCGCATCGCCCAGCCGACGACCTGCCTGGAAAACAGATCGATCACCACAGCCAGGTACATCCAGCCTTCATGCGTACGGATGAAGGTGAAGTCGCTCGCCCAGGCCGTGTCCGGCTCGGTCACGTCGAACTGTCGATCCAGCAGGTTGGCTGCCGCCTTGCACGGCGTTCCGCCATGGAAGCGCGGCTTGCGGCCATAGCCCACCTGGGCACGCAGTCCCTCGGTGCGCATCAATCGATGCACCCGATGGCGACTGCAACGCTCACCCAGATCGCGTAGATCCTTGGCAATCTTGCGATGCCCATAGACACTGCCGCTGGCCAACCAGTGGTGCTTGATCAGCCCCAGCAGGCGTTCGTCTTCCTTGGCGCGTTCACTGTCGGGCGACTTTAGCCACGCGTAGTATCCAGCCCGGTTCACCCGCAAAACCCGGCACATCGCGCACACCCTGAATTCTTCGCGGTGGACTTGCATGAAGAGGTACTTTGCCTTTACCCCTTGGCAAAGTACGCGGCGGCCTTTTTTAGGATGTCGCGCTCCTCCGTCACCCGGCGCAACTCGATCTTCAGCCGCCGGACTTCGGCGCTCTGGTCCGCCTCAGCGCGCTGTACTACGCCGGGCTTGCCGAACTTGCGCAGCCAAGCGTACAGGCTGTGCGTGGTGACACCCAGTCGCTCGGCGACCTCTGCCACCTTGAACCCACGATCGGTCACTTGCCGGACCGCCTCGATCTTGAACTCATCCGTATACCGCTTACTGCTCATGGACACCTCCGAATCAGCCATTTTCCATGGCCTTGAGATGTCTAGGAAATCCTGGGCGTATCACCTTCATCCATGCGCAGTTTTCCGGGCTCGGCTGGGAGTTCCCACGCATCATCCAAGCGATGGAAAAGGTGGACGATTTCTACTTCGATGTGCTGCGTCAGGTACGGATGCCACGCTGGTCAAACGGACGAGTGGTGCTGACCGGCGACGCGGCTTGGTGCCCCACCGCCCTCTCGGGCATCGGCACGACGCTTGCGCTCGTGGGTGGCTATGTTCTTGCCGGAGAGCTTTCCAAAGCGGATACGCCGTCAGCCGCATTTGCCCGCTACGAGCAGATCATGCGACCGTTCGTCGAAGAGGGACAGAACATTCCCAAGCTGCTTCCACGCCTGCTGTGGCCGCACACACGCGTTGGGCTGGCGGTGCTGCGCGGTGCCATGCATATTGCTGGCAGTCCGGTCTTCAAGAAATTCATCAACGACCGATTCTCGCGGGACTCCAGATCGATCGTGCTGCCGCGCTATGAGTAG